AGCCTGTTAAGGCAATTGAATTCATCTACATTCCGGTTCGTGTGTTCAATACAGGTGAGATTTCAGGACAATAATTAAGTTAATGGGTGCCCCCGGGCACCCATTAATAAAAGATAAATACTTATAACAGGAGAATACAAATGGCAACAGCCTCACAATCATTGTTCAACATGACCGTAGCATCTGATAACGCAGGCGGCAACCAAGGTCTGTTGATGCCTAAACTACAGTTCCGCTTTAGAGTCAACTTCTTGAACTTTGGGGTTGATGTTAATGGCGGACTACAATTAACTAAGCAAGTAGTAGATTGTTCAAGACCAAACCTCTCATTTGAAGAAGTTACATTGAACGTTTACAACTCAAGAATGTATCTTGCAGGTAAGCATACTTGGTCAGAACTAACCGTCAACGTTCGTGATGACGCTGCTGGTACTGTTTCAAAAGCAGTCGGTCAGCAGATTCAAAAGCAATTTGACTTCGTTGAGCAGGCATCTGCTGCAACTGGTCAAGACTATAAGTTCCAAACAAACATTGAAATTCTAGACGGTGGTAACGGCGCTCTTGCTCCGACTGTTCTTGAAACTTGGGAATGCTACGGTTGCTTCATCAAGTCTGCTAACTATAACCAGTTAGCATATGGAACAAACGATCCAGCAACTATTGCTCTATCTATTCGTTACGACAACGCAATTCAAGCACCACTCACAAGCGGTGTTGGTCAGTTGGTTGGTCGTGCGTTCAACGGCGTAGACGGCATCGTAACTGGTATTGGCGCACAACTTTAATAGTTAGGACAATAAATGACTTTAGGTAATTGGGGTCAAAGTCTATTAGATGGGGCTGCCTCAGCATTATTTGGCAGCCCCTACCTAAGAGATTTCCAGCACGCTTCTAAAACGTTTAGACCTGATTCTTACACACATGCCCCTAAACTAAAATTCCTCTTCCATACATACTTTGAAATCAATCCTGAAGCATACTTCGGCACTCCCCCAAATATCGGCATACTTGTAAAAGAAGTTAGGCTTCCTTCTTTTACGATGGATGTTGCACAATTGAATCAGTACAATAGAAAAAGACTTGTTCAGTCCAAAATCAAATACGATCCTATAGAAATAGTATTCCACGATGACAATGGCAACAACGTTAATGCTATGTGGGAACAATATTACCAATATTATTACAATGACGGAAATAGACCCGGACAGGTATTGCGCGGAAACAGAGGAAATAATAGATTCTTTCAATTAGGAGATAATGACGCTATTACTAGTTATAACAGTAGTAATATATATACCGAAACCGATGGTTCGGAAGATCACAGTTGGGGTCTAAAAGGGGGCGCAACTAATCCTGACGGAGTTAAAGTACCATTCTTTAAAAACATCACAATATTTGGGTTAAATCAACATGATTTTACTGCATATACCTTAATTAATCCAATGATCACTAACTTCGCTCACGACACTTACAACTACGCTGAAGGGTCGGGCATAATGCAAAACAGAATGACTATTGATTATGAAACAGTAGTCTACAATTCAGGCTCTTTAGATGGAAGAAGCCCGGGAGACATTGTTACTGGTTTTGGTGATGAAGCTAATTATGACAGAACTCGTAGTCCTATTATGTCAGCCGGCGCCAACGGAACAATATTAGGTAGAGGTGGTTTGATTGATGCAGCAGGCGGCGCAATCAGAGCATTGGGCAGAGGTGATATATTTGGTGCAGCAAACACTGGATTAAACTTACTTGATAGAGCTACAAATCGAAATTTTGGTCAAAGTTTGGTAGAAGGCGCAGCTTTTGATTTGGGCAGTATGTTTGTTGATGCTATAACTAATACTCCAACTAACAGAAATAGAAATACACTTTTTTCTCTTCCGGGCGCAAGTCAAACACCGGGATTAAGCGGTCTCGCAGGCTCACCTACAATTGATGCAAGACGAACCCCGCAGCCTGTACTCAGCGAACCAACAGCTGGTGCACAATTTAATGGGAATCAAGTTCCTCCCGGATTTCCGGTAGAGGCACCGTTTGGTGGAAACTTCAATACTGGACCCGGCGGAGCAGCATAAATAGTATTATGGCTATATTCAGTGTAACATCTTTGGGAAATACCGTAAGAGTTTTTGATAACTTTTATTCCAACGCACTTAAAGTAAACTCAACAGACTGGGATGTTGTGTACTCATTCTTTTTGGGCAATTCAAATAATAAGCTAGAGGCAAGCAATTTTGCATCATTGCTGTTCTTTATTGCACAAGAAGGTCAATTCAATGTATTAGACTTACTTGCTACAATTAAAGGTAAGACTACTAAGTTACAGATGAATCAAGTAATTTGCTATTACCTAAACACGTTCAGACCCAAAACAACTTTATACGGTGTGGGAATTATACCTAAACCAAACGAAGCAGTACAACGCAACGTAGTATTGTAACATGGGTAAGTGGGCACAAGGCAAATACACGCCTAAAAATCCACAGAAGTATATAGGTAATAACCAGCCCAAATATCGTTCCGGTTGGGAACTCACTTTCATGACATTCTGTGATAGTAACGATAGCATCATATATTGGGCTAGCGAATCAATGAGAATTCCATATAAACATCCGTTAACCGGTAAGCCTACAATCTATGTTCCTGACTTCTTTGTAGTATATCAAAACAGATTTGGTAAGCAAGTTGCTGAAGTCGTTGAGATAAAACCAAAGAAACAGAGTATCATTGAAAGCAAAGTTGCAAGCGCCAAAGATAGAATGGTAGTAGCAATCAATCACGCTAAGTGGACAGCAGCAATGGCATACTGTAAGAGCCAAGGACTAACCTTTAGAGTCATCACCGAAGATGATATCTTTTACAACGGGCGCAAGTAAAACTAAATACTTGTATGACCAAAAAGCTTGAAGAACTATTTGAATTAGCATCATCCGACGAGAATGATTTGACTATTCCTTTGCCTGAAGTTACTGAAGAAGTGACAGAAAACGCACTAAGCACATTAGATAAGATTGAAGCAGCACTTCCTCAAGTTAAGGGACTTGAAGCGGCTGACACTGAGATGGATGAGCTGGCAGAACTTGCTACGTCAAGCTACAAAGACTTGATGGATCTTGGGATGCAAGTTGAATCTCGTTTTAGCTCGGAAATCTTCAATAGTGCAAGTAGTATGTTAGGTCACGCTATTACAGCTAAAACAGCAAAGATTAACAAGAAATTAAAGATGCTTGACCTACAGATGAAGAAAGCCCAACTTGATCAGAAAATGCAGTCAAAGAGCGAAGAAGTAGAGAATACTCCATTGGGTGAGGGTAAGTCACTTGACCGCAACGAATTGCTCAAGATGTTCAACACCAAAAATAACGATCAATGATAAATACATAATATAATATTGCAGGAAACCATATGCGCAGTCTAAAACAATACATCATAGAAAGTGTTCACACTTACGATTATACTGTCAAAATTGCGGGCCAAGTTGATAAGAATTGGCTTGACATGTTCAAGTATAATCTTAAGAAGTTTGATCCAATTGAAATTTCAGAACCAAAGACCACACCTATTCAAAAGAGTCCATATGGATTCAATGAGGTAACGAACGAGCCAGTAACTCTAATCAAGTGCAAGTTCCGTTATCCTGCTACTGAGCCAATGGTTCAGCAAATTGCTCAGTTGTTGGGCTACAATGTGAACATGGTTCGTCTTGTAAAGACCGGTTATGATGAGAGTGTCACTTCTGAAATGGAAGGCTATGTAAATCAAATGGAGCATAGCCCTGTTCTAACTCACGAAGAACTTGAAGAACAACCTGGTGCTAAGGAAGCTGCTAAGGCATATGGTAACAGCTATCTTGACAGCATCAAAGAACAAACTAAGGATGACAAGATTGACATTCCTTACGAAGGCACAAAGACACCGGCAGCATTTGATCCTTTCAAGCCAGAAACATTAATGTCAACAATGGGCAAAGATAGTCCAATGAGCAAGATTACTCGTCCAGCTAAGCCACAAACCGGCGCAATGGGAGGCAGATAATGAAAGATATTTTAGGTAAGCTCTCAGCTATTGAAGCATCTGCACCAAAGAAGGCTGCTAAGAAGATGTTGAATGAAGATTCGACTACTCCTCCTATGAATGTCTCCAATAAGCCTGCCTCACTCAAGGATGTATTTGAGAATATGGCGATGCAGAGACCAATTCCTGTAGTAGGAAAACAAGGTGATACGCAGGAGACTGGAGCGGGATTCTTACACGTAACAGATAATAGTCCAGCAGCGCAAGCATTAAGCAATGCATTTGGCGATTTAGCAAGTCAGGGTAAAGCACAGATTGTGATGCCTACTTCAGGTCAAAAAACAGGCCAGCAGACTCAGCAAACTAAACCAACCGGGCAGGCCGGTCAACAGCAACAAACAGGTCAGTCTGCTAAAGCCGGTGCTACTGGTCAGCAACTTGACGAACTATCACCTGACTTGTTAAAAAGAGCAGGTGCTGAGGCATCAAAAAGACAACAAGCAGCCAAAGGCCCACAATCTTTGGGTACAGAGTTTGAAGGTGGAATTGAACTGGGTTATGAAGTAAACGGTCAGAAAACTCATGTTGTCTCCCCTTCAGAAGCAGCAGAGCATATTGAAAAAGGAATACTCACCCCTGACACTAGGGTTATTGTATTTTCACCCTCCGGCCGCAAAACAGCAATGGTACTTGCTAGTAAAGTACCTGCACTAAAAGCGATGTTTAATCCACAAACCCCGGGCTCAAAGTTTTGGGGTATGAAAGCAGATAAATTTGGCCAAGCAGCAAAGGCAGCAACTTCTAGAGACCAAGCTAAAGACTATTCTGCACAACAAACTGCGGGAATGAGTCCTGCTCAAAAGCGTCAGTTTGATGCTATGTCAAAATCAGGTGCACTTGCAGAAGAACAGCTTGACGAACTATCACCGAAAACGCTTGCTTCCTACACTAAGAAGGCATCCGATGATTTGGTTGATAGAGCCGAAGATCATGCCTATATGAAGTCACCTGAGCGAGTGCCTGGAGGATATACCAAAGCAATAGCTCGCAATCAAGCCAAAGGCCTAAACAGGCAGCAAGGAATCAGCAGGGCAGTAGATAAACTTTCAGGCAATGCCAAAGTTCCTGCAAATGAGGGTGCAAAAGTTGATCGTATGGTCAAGCACATTGCTAAGTCAGAGCGTAAGCTAGGCAAGTCAAAGGACGAAGCAGAAGATATTGCATGGGCAACTGCTAACAAGCGCGGTATGCTTGACAACAAGAATAAGAAGAAGATGAAGGAAGCTGACATTCCATCAACAAACGGTATTGATACTATGGGTGCTGGTTTAGGTGCTGGTCGTAGCAGAACAACTTTAGAAGGTAAGAAGCCAGACTTCTTAGACCTAGACAAAGATGGTAACAAGAAAGAACCAATGAAAAAGGCAGCAGCCGACAAGAAAAAGAAAAAGGTAGATGAATCTATGAATCACAGAATTAGTGCAGCCCGCTTAGAGGGCAAATCACACGGTCTAAGAGGTCATGCACACTCTGGCAAGAGATACGAAGACCTAGAAGAAATGAAAGCATATCACGAAGGCTACAAAGAAGGCCTTGATGAATGTTATGGTCAGGGCGTGTATGAAACTGCAATGCCAGCAACAGTTCCTGGTATGGCAAGCGCAGCAATGCCTACTATGGAAGACGAAATGGAAGAAGGCATCAGAGATAATCTCAAGAAGGCAGGCATGGCCGCTGCATTGGGCGCAACTGCATTAGGTGCTGGGGGAATGGCTAAGGGTGCTTATGACTATCATCATAAGGAAATCCCAGGCATGGGCATGTCGCAGTCAGATTTTGACAAATCAATCGGTCATGATCCAGCTGCTGGTCGCAAAAGTTACTTTGGTACAAACACTAATGAAGCTGAAATGGATGAAGGCAATGCCTTCACAGCAGCACTTGCAAAGACTCCAAAGGGAGGCAAGTTCACAGTAGGCGGTAAGACATTCACTGATCGTACAAACTATGATACTAAAGTTGATGAGTATGCATTTGAAGCATGGGACCGCGAACTAAGTAATCTTCTTAACGAAGGTACTGAAGTTAACGAAGGTCTTTCAGTTTCAATCTCAAAAGATCAACAGAATTCACCAGACTCAGTAACTATCACTGCACAAGATGAAGAAGCAGAACATCTTCTTGCATTCGTAAAGAACGCAGGTCTAGGCCTCTTCGGTGATGACCATGATCATTCACCTTCAAGCGCAATGTCAATTCAGCCGGCACACGGTGCGCCTGATGAAGTTGGCGCAGGTGGTGTTGACGTAGAAGTAGTTGACGGAAACGATGGCATCATGGGTCTCATGCAGAAGCTATCCGGAATTCAATCAGCAGGTGCTGATGACTACGAAGACGAAGAAGGTGACGAAGAACAGCTTTATGGCAATCATTCAGCAGCCGATAAAAAAGATTGCGGCGATTATGATCAACCTTCTAACGAAGACACTTGCAACGAATGCGGTGGAATGATGGAAACTGGACATAGTTGCGGTTCAAAAGAAATGGTTGATGAAGTAGAATCAGAAGACCAAATGGAATTTGAAGTAGCAGAAGACAATGCTCCTGATTCAGGCGCAGCAGAAACTACTGCTGATGAAAACGCTGAAGCTGAAGAAGATAAAGCCCTTGCTCTTAAGAGCGTAAACGAATCATTCTTTGATATTTTGGCTCGCCTTGAACAATTGTCAGAAGGTTCAGGTGATGAACCAAAGCATCCTAAGCATCACGAAAAAGATGAAAAAGATTACGATGACGCTGAAGAAGAGGAAGAAGTTAAGGAATCAGCAGATGAAGACTCAGCCGAAGACCTAACTGAATGGGCCAACAATGCAGGCAAGAAGGGTACTGATGCATCTTTTGAGGCAGACATTGACTTCATGACTAAAGTTATCGCAGGCGGACTCAACAAGCCTAAGTCAACCGGTCAGACAACTGTTCCTGTCATTGCAGGTCAAGAAAACAGAATGCACGATCATCAAGGTACTGTAAGTGATTCAGTTGATGACTGGGTAAAGCTTGCAGGAATCAAATAAGCATAAGAACTTATACATAAAATTATGCTGAAATAGCCGGGCTAGTTCCCGGCTATTTTATTGGGAATTGTAAATGTACATAAAACGATAAATACTATTAGACTATTAATAGGATTTCAATTCATGGCTCAACGCAATATAGATTTTGGTAGTTTTCCTGACGATCCAAATGCAGATGCAATTAGAACCGCCTTCCAAAAGGTACAGGAAAATTTCACAGAATTATTTTCTGGTTTACAAGAACAAGCAGTTATCTCGGTTAACAGAACTGCCGGCGTCGGTACAACTGTTAACTCCCCTACCGGAAATGTTATTATCAGTGCTAATATTGCCCAAGTCAGAATTCAAAGTACAACCCTAGACCTATCAACCGGATCAAACGCTTCGCCGGCATCACTTGCAGTAATCAATCAGGGCACTGTTCCGTTTTTCATTAATTTGCCGCAAAGCGTTACTGGAATTTCAAACATCAGCTTAGGTAACACGTTAACTGCTAACACCGTCAATGTAAACTTACAAATCAATGGTAATACTGCCAGCTTTACTGGTAACATAGCTACTACTGCCAACGTCAATGCAAACAACGCTAATATCACAAATAACATATTAGTGGGTGCAAATGCTAACGTAACCGGCAATTTGAATGTCACTACAAACGCTAACGTTACGGCGAATGTTAATGCAGGCAACATAAACGCTACAGCGAGAATCACTGCTGCAAACGCAAACATTACTGCGAACTTGAATGCCAACATTATAAATGCTAACTTCCTATACGGTGACGGTAGCAATCTTACTAATGTTAGCGCAGTTGCAAATACACGAATTCTAAATGGCACAAGCTATGCTAACATTAGCGATGTAAATGGTAACCTAAATATTGTCATAACTGGTAACCCGACAATGACTGTGGCTGCAACCGGTGCAAATATTACAGGAACATTGGGTGTATCAGGTAACTTAACAGCAGGTAATTTGATTGGTGTTCTGGCCAACGGTGGAACCAGCAACATTACTATTGCAGGAGCAACAGGTAATGTTACTACTGCGGTTGCCGGAACTGCTAGAATTACCGCTACATCAACTGGAGCAAACGTAGCCGGTACATTAGGCGTAAGTGGTAATGCTAATGTTGGTAACTTAGGTACTGCACAGGTATTGGCGAGTGCTAACGTCACTGCACCTCAATTGATCAGTAACGTTGCAACTGGCACTGCTCCATTAGTCGTTACATCTACCACTCAGGTAGCAAACTTGAATGCAGCAACTGCCGGTACCGCAACAAGTGCCACTACAGCCGGTACAGTAACAACGGCAGCACAACCAAATATCACAAGCGTTGGTACACTAAGTTCATTAGCAGTAACAGCCAACGTAACTGCTGGCAATGTATATGCTAACTCAGGTACAGTAGGTGCAAGTCTATTAACCGGTACATTAACAACTGCTTCACAGCCTAATATCACTGGCGTTGGCACACTAACGGCTCTTGGAGTTAATGGAAATATTACTGCTGCCAACATTACTGCAAATACTGGCGTATTTACAGGTAACGGTAGTGGACTATCGGCACTTAATGCAAGCAATCTTTCAACGGGTACAGTTCCGAGTGCTAGACTAACCGGTAGCTATTCTATCTCAGTTACAAGCGCAGGGACAGCAGGCACTGTAACGACAGCAGCACAGCCTAATATTACATCAGTAGGTACATTGACAGTCCTAGATGTAAACGGAAACATTACTGCTGCAAATATCACTGCTAACACAGGCGTATTTACAGGTAACGGTAGTGGATTAAGTGCAATTGCTGGCGCAAACGTAACAGGTACTGTTGCTAATGCTACTACTGCAACTCTTGCAAATACAATCAATGTCACTACACAAACTTCTGGCAATGCATTCCTTGTATTAGGTAACGCATTGACTGGAAATGTTAGTGAAACTGCAAACGCAGCGTTTGTAGCTAATACAAGCAATGGCGCAATTCACGCAACTACATTTGTCGGTGCATTAAGTGGTGCTGCAACCACAGCAGGTACAGTAACAACCGCAGCACAACCAAATATCACAAGTGTCGGTACATTAGCTAATCTATCAGTGACAGCAAATGTTACTGCTGGTAATGTCTATGCTAACTCCGGTACTGTTGGTGCGTCACTACTAACAGGTACCTTAACTACTGCTGCACAACCAAACGTAACAAGCGTTGGTACATTAGGTAATTTATCAGTGACCGCAAATGTTACTGCTGGAAATGTCTATGCTAACTCAGGCACAATCGGCGCTTCATTACTCGCTGGCACACTAACTACTGCTGCTCAACCAAACGTAACAAGTGTTGGTACGTTAACTGGCCTCGGAGTGAATGGTAATATTACTGCTGCAAACATTACTGCTAACACAGGCGTGTTTACTGGTAATGCTGCTGGATTAACAAACATACCAGGTGGTAATGTTTCAGGAGCAGTGGCCAGTGCTACAACAGCAGGCACCGTAACAACTGCTGCTCAACCAAACATCACTTCAGTCGGTACTCTATCATCGCTATCAGTTTCCGGAAATCTATCTTCGGGTAATGCTAACTTAGGAAATCTCGCAAGAGCTAATTTCTTCCAAGGTGATGGTAGCCTATTGACAAATATCTCAGTTGGCGCCGGAAGCTTCATTGCTAATGGAAATAGTAACGTAAGCGTTACCTCTGCTAACGGTAACGTAGCTATCTCAGCAGTAGGCAACGCTAATATAGTAGTCGTTACTGGTACCGGTGCAAACATCAATGGCACTGCGAATGTTTCTGGTAATCTATCAGCCGGTAATATTTCAGCTACGTCAATCGCGGGCAACTTAACTACTGCTGCTCAAACAAACATTACAAGTTTAGGTACGCTAACTGGACTAAACGTTAACGGTACTAGTAATTTAGGCCCTAACAGCAATGTCATTATTACGGGCGGTGTCGCTAACGCATTCTTGAGAACAGATGGTAGTGGTAACCTATCTTGGGACACTGCAACTCTTGTTCCAGCTCAAGGTTCCAATACCCAAGTCATTTTCAATGATGGCGGCACAGTATATGCAGGTAGTAACGCCCTAACATTTAACAAGACTTCAAACGTATTAACATTGGGTGGAAACTTATCAGTAGGAAACATCAGCGGTGCAAATAATGTTATTTCTAACTTCTTTACTGGTACGCTAAGAACTAATGCTCAACCTAACATCACGAGCGTAGGCACTCTTGCCTCATTAAACGTAAATAATACTATCACTGCTGTGGCATTTACTGCTAACACAGGCGTATTTACGGGTAATGGTAGTGGACTAAGTGCAATCGCTGGTGCTAATGTTACCGGAACAGTAGCAAATGCTACATTCGCAACATCTGCCGGTTCTGCAACCACAGCAGGTACTGTAACAACTGCTGCACAGCCAAATATTACGAGTGTAGGTACATTAACTGGATTAACCGTTGACGGAAACATTACTGTAGGAAATATCAGCGGTGCAAATAACGTTATTTCTAACTTCTTTACTGGCACGCTAAGAACTAATGCTCAACCAAATATCACTTCAGTTGGTACATTAACGGGTCTAGGAGTAAACGGAAACATTACTGCTGCAAATATCACTGCTAATACAGGTGTGTTTACGGGTAATGGTAGTGGACTAAGTGCAATCGCAGGTGCTAACGTAACTGGCACTGTATCAAGTGCAGCCACTGCAACAAATGCAACTGCGGTATTAACTAATACATCTACTGCAACTACGGTATACTTAACCGGTACGTCTACTGCTGCAAATGCACATGCCTCACTTGAAAAAGTAACCGGCATTTTTGCTAATATGAGCAATAATAGTATTACTGCAACAACATTTGTAGGTGCTCTATCTGGCGCTGCTACGAGTGCAACTACTGCCGGTACAGTAACAACTGCGGCTCAACCGAACATTACAAGCGTGGGCACTCTTACATCGCTCGGTGTTAACGGAACAATTACCGCAGTCAACATTACAGCTAATACCGGCGTCTTTACTGGTAATGGTAGTGGTCTTAGTGCAATTGCTGGTGCGAACGTAACCGGTACAGTATCTTCAGCCACAACGGCAGGTACTGTAACAACTGCTGCACAGCCAAATATCACTTCAGTTGGCACACTAACTTCTTTGGGTGTTAACGGCACTGTAACAGCAGTAAACTTCACTGCTAATACTGGTGTGTTTGCTGGTAGTGGTGCTAACTTAACTACACTTAATGCAAGCAACATCTCAAGTGGTACATTAGCACAAGCAAGATTGGCAAACGCAAGTGTAACATTGGGTAGTACAGCATTGACATTAGGCGGCACGGTAACAACAGTGGCCGGTCTAACAAGTGTTACATCTACAACGTTTGTCGGTTCATTGTCGGGGGCAGCAACTACGGCAGGTACTGTAACAACAGCAGCACAGCCGAATATCACAAGTGTTGGTACATTGACAGGCCTTGATGTAAACGGAAATATTACTGCTGCAAATATCACTGCCAATACAGGGGTGTTTACGGGCAATGGTAGCGGTCTATCTGCGTTGAATGCAAGCAATATTTCAACAGGAACCCTTGCTCAAGCAAGACTCGCTAATGCAAGCGTAACATTAGGTAGTACTGCGTTAACGTTAGGGTCAACGGTTACAACTGTTGCTGGTCTATCAAGTGTAACTTCTACTACATTCGTTGGTTCATTGTCAGGTGCTGCTACAACTGCTGGTACTGTAACTACAGCAGCACAACCCAACATTACTTCAGTCGGTACACTAGCCAATCTGACCGCCGGAGCAATCACTATCAACGGAACAACTGGATTGCCGGCACAAATAAGTGGGCAACCAGTAATTACTGGATCGCTAGGATCTCCAAATATCGGGGCATTGTATATAGGTGATGGTACTGGTTGGCAATTTAAGTTTAGATCAAGAATCGGTAGTGTTGATACAGATAGAGTAACCTTCTTTGATAACGGCAACGTAACTCTCAACACCGGTGTAATTACAGGTAACGGTAGCGGTCTAAGTGCAATCGCCGGCGCTAATGTCACTGGAGCAGTCGCATTTGCTACAACCGCAAATGCTGTAGCAGGAGCTAACGTAAGCGGCACTGTTTCAAGTGCAACTACTGCAACAACAGCAGGTACTGTAACAACAGCAGCCCAGCCAAATATCACCTCAACCGGTACACTAACCAGCTTGACTGTATCGGGCAATGTTACTGCTCAGGCTAATGTCAATATGACAGGCTTTGTGATTCGTTCTGTCAGCACTGGTATTGCAGCAGCAGGTAGTAACCAAGGTACCGCAACAGCAATCACAAGAGAAATGAATGTTGTCTCTACTGTAGCATCAGGTGCGGGGGTTATTCTTCCAACTGCGGTAGCAGGTATGGTGGTATCAATTACTAACACAAGTGCTAACTCATTACTAGTTTATCCGCACTCGGGCGGAGACATTAACGGTGCAGCAACAAACGTTGCTTTCACTCACACCGCAGGAGCAACATTACAGTATATTGCTCCTACAACTTCTGACTGGTACACAGTCGGTGCAACTTATGCTTAACATAGAAAGGTAATATAATGGCTAAAGCAAAAACAAGTGGTGGTTCAAATAAGGGACAAAAGATTTCATTTACTCAACAATCTAAGGGTAAAACAACGATTGGATTGTCACATAGTTCAATCAAGTTTTCTACTATGAATAAGCATAAGCGTAGAAATTATAAAGCATACCGAGGTCAAGGTAGATAAAGGATTAACATGGCACAGCCCATTTGGAACACACCTGCAGGAAACATAGGAGCTTTCGCTTCAGGATCAGTAATAAGATTTCAGTTATCCGCGTTTCCTGTCCCGCCAGCAACAAGCCTAACCTATCAATTGATAAGTGGGCAACTACCAGCGGGTGTTTCAATCAGTAACATCGGTTTAATTTCAGGAAACACGCAGCCTGAAATTATGAACACGACATATATATTTACTGTTAGGGTTACTGACAACAATCAAAACATAAGAGATAGAACGTTTTCTATTATTATGTCGGGGGTAGATGCTCCGGAATTCATTACTCCTCCAGGAACTCTATTAAATACGTTTGACAGTCTTTGGGTAGAATATCCTATTGAATATTCCGTTCCCATCCCTGATACTTCAGTGATTGTTAATTTAGTACAGGGTAGACTTCCACCTGGGTTAGAAATCAATGAATTTGGATTGATCAGAGGATATCCCAATCCCCCGGTTGTTAATGTTAGCTTAGGCTCAGTAAATGCTTCAGTGCTTGCAACTATAGATAATACCATGGTTGCATCAAGCACACTTGGATTTCGTCCAGGTCGTCCTATTGTGTTCAGCGGTGATGTGTTCGGTGGCGTAACAGCAGATCAAACTTATTATGTTAGAGAGATAATAGATAGCACTACATTTACAATCTCTACTTCAGTCAATGGTCCAATATATGAGCTATCGAACGATGCAGGATTTATGATTGCATTTTTACCTAATATCTCAGTAGGTCAGCCCACTATACAAACTTACGATTTTACACTAAAGTTGATAACGCCATTTGGTGAAGCACTTGAAACTTATTCAATTGTTGTTACCAATCAGAATGCCTCCCCGTCAATTGGTGGCCCGGGTAGACCATTCAATACTAGACCGCCGACCATCTTGAATACAAGACCGCTCACTTATGATATTTTAGTGAACGATATTGATTACAGATTTTATCTATTTCCGCCAAACAGTCGCGGAGAAACTTATGCTCCAACTCAGTTAGCCAATATCGGAAGATTCAACAGTGATGACAAGTTTGCTTTTCAAATCTTAGGAAAAGACTTTGACAATAGCGAACTTGAATATGTGTTTGCTAACTTACCATTAGGATTAGTGGGGGATTCTACTACCGGATGGGTAACTGGAAATCCAATGATTTCTCCTGACAATATAAATCAGTTTACGTTCTCAGTAGCGGTACGTAAGCGTAACAATCCTAGCATCACGACTCCATCTTTCAACTTCTCATTCATAGTTAGAAACAGCGTTGATGGTGAAATAGTTTGGGTGACTCCTACTGATTTAGGAACAGTGTTTAACGGAACAGATAGCACGTTAAGTATAGTTGCGACGAGTGATGTACCTTTGCAATATTCTCTTGTATCTGGTACTCTTCCTCCAAATCTATCACTACTCAGCACGGGTGAATTAGCAGGCACTTTTGCTTTTCAACCTAATGATTTCTTAGTAGGTGCAGATGCCATCAGTGAATTTACATTCACGGTAAGAGCGTCCTCTCCTAATTTCCCTATTGTCAATAGTGATAGAACGTTTACTGTATCTGTACAGCAACTATTCCCGTACCCACTAGATAACATTTACATTAAGTGTACACCTGGTATTGCTGATAGAGACTTGTTAGCAACACTGCTGGACAATGACTCATTGATTCCTAGCGAGATGATTTATAGACCACAAGACAGTAATTTTGGTAAAGCTACCAGCGTAGTATATGAACACGCATTTGGTATAAATGCAAGTAGTTTCAATGAATATGTTGCGGCTGTTACTATAAATCATTATTGGAGACAGTTGACCTTAGGGGAAATAAAGACTGCTGTTGCAAGAGACGAGGAAACAGGAGAAATCATTTACGAGGTTGTATATAGCTCAGTAATTGACAATCTTGTGAATCCAAAAGGTCAAAGCGTAAGTAAAGAAATCCTTTGGCCTAGATTTATTCCACTGAATCAGGGTCCATGGTATGCCAGCGTAACTGATATCTATACGAGCTATATTGGACAGAATAATCAAGTAGATTTCTATACAAGCTTAACTCCAGGATACGCAAGGTTGCTATATCCAAACAGTTTAGATAACATGAGAGAGCAAGTAGCAGATGTGCTGGGCACAGTGAATAACACTAACATCTTGCCATTATGGATGACAAGTCAGCAACTAGACGGTAACACATTAGGATTTACTCCGGCTTGGGTAATATGCTATACTAAGCCCGGATTCTCAGAGACAATCAAAAACAACATCGAAACCAATTGGAAGAATCCAGTAGGACAGCTTCAAACACTTAACCTAATTGATTTCAAGATTGATAGATTTACTGTTGAAAAGAAAAATACTTACGACTTTGACAACAATTTGGTTCCCCCGGCTTGGACTTCACTACCGAGTGGTTCTCCTGTCCCTGATCCAGCAGACAGTAAAGATTTTTATGTGTTGTTCCCTCGTCCGACAATTTTACCTAACCAGCTACAATATCCACGATAAATAGATTATATTAATAGGAATTTAACACAGTGTCACAAATCAACACTAACGGAATCAATGTAAACTATCCTGTCCCGGGGCAGAACAATAGCTCTCAGGGCTTCAGAGATAATTTTGGGCAAATTAGAACCAATCTAAACACTGCGGCAACAGAAATCACCGACTTGCAAACTAAAGTTGTGTTGAAGGCTGCATTGGATAACTCAGTTCTTAATAACGACATGGCTAATGTACAGATTAGTAACTGTTCTACTAGAGGCTTTAGAGGTACAACTTTCAATTTAGGAAATGCTCTCGCCGGTACAGTTCTCGTTGACGTTAACAAAGCAGATGTTCATTACGGTACAGTTACTGGAAACGTAACATTGCAGTTTGGGAGCTGGGCTCCAACTAATACTGAAAGTAAGGTTTCTCTAAGACTAGCAGTTGCTAATGTTGATGCTGTTATTTCATTGCCGAGTCAGGTAGTTTCATCTAATAACAACTTCGGTACTACGCTAATTGAAAATTACACAAGAATCGGCAACACAGCTACTATCACTGCTCCTGCAAACACGGAAGTTCTAGAATTTACGTTTACGTCATTAGATTGCGGTAACACAATCAATATGACCCCCACCAACAGACCATATCAAGCTACTCAGATAGTAACACGTACTCCTCCCCCAACTGGCGTACCGGGCGATGTTGCAGGAACGGTATCCGTAGATGCTAACTATGTGTATGTCTGCACAGGTGATTTTGACTCAGACATATACGCTAAGGGAGTTGCAAACACAAATGCAACAGGCAACATCATTCGACTTAACAATACTACTAACTTAGTAGCAGACGCACCAATCATCTTTACTGGTAACGTAGATACAGCAAATACAAATCTCGTAGCTAATACGGTATACTACATCAAAACAGTAGCATCACCTGATATTACTATTAGTGCTACAAGAGTAGCCGGAACGGCAGGCGCAGAGTTTGCTGTGGGGACCAAAGCTAATATTGCTAATACTATTACAGCTACAGCTATCGTAGGTACTGATATTTGGAAACGTATTGAACTAGATACCTGGTAATATCGTGGAACATCCGTTTTTAAGCAGCAACGATTTAAAAGACAAGACTATTGAAGAAATTCAAGATGCTATGTCTAACTTGATGAATAAGCTTACCTTTGCTTATAGAACGCAGAACGGCCCTTTAATTCATCAACTTCAAATGGTCTTAGAAAGTCACAGAACACAATACTATAAAAAAATGGATGATATATTTGCTAAGCAAAAGCTAAACAACCAAATCAACATTCAAAGTGATAGACCAGCATGAATAACACTAGGATTGAACGTGATTTCTGTTTTCAAACAGGGTTGTACTTTGAAGACAAATTCCATATAGGCGTCTATGATATAACTCTATCCATGTTAGTAGAAACTGACTCAATTAAAGAACAAAATATTGCGATGGATCGCATAATCTATTTTTTGCATGAAGTAATGCAAAACTCTGTACTAATAAGTTCACGTAATCAAGACGTAATTAGACAGTATCAAGGCATAGATTTAAGAGTATGTGAGCTACCCGAAGAACCCTACGATCAAATATTAGCAATGGTTTTGCTACTCAAGCTAAACAGCATAGCCGAAAATAGACTCAAGATTACAGATTTAGTTATCGGTTCATCACTAAGCGATGGTGTAAGGTTCAATGTAGTATCAGAAGTAGCAGAAGGTGCATTCAGCGGAAAATACTGGTGGAATAGCTCTTGTGTAGCAATGAATAGCCGCGATTTTGAGATAGGAGATCATAGCAAAGTTATCAAGCTATTCACTGATGATTGGATCAATTTGGGTCTATCCTGGCGAGATATGGCTAAAAATTAACTTGCTTTTTTACAGCATCTATGTAATAATGACATTATGCTAAAAGACAAATACGGTCAAATTATATATTCTGAAAAAGATTTAGTAGAACTATATCTTGCAAATCCTGATTTGGTTTTTTCTAGACCGATACTGTCAGACAGCAACATACCCTTTGATCAAGACTTGAATATTGACACTATTCCAAAGATAGTGAAATACATTTCATCTGATATCTCAGTTGAAGCCT